TGGACAGAATATGTTCAACCGGTCTTGGTGCGATCTGATAACAATGGATCAAGTGCCAGTGGATACTGACCTTGTTAGAGCCTACGACTTGGCAGCAACAGAGAAGTCTGAGGTTAATCGTAATCCTGATGCCACGGTTGGAATGCTAATGGGGCGTGACAGGTTTGGGACTTACTACGTGATCGATATGGTTAAGTTCCATGCGAAGCCTCATGCAGTGCTTGAGCGCATCATCACTCAGGCAACCAGAGACGGCATACACGTCCCTATCGTTGTCCCACAGGATGCTGGTGCAGCAGGTAAATACGTGGCAAACCACATGGTAACCGTTCTCTCTGAGGAAGGGCTTATTGTCAAGGTAGATAAGATGAGCGGCTGGAGTGGTAAGCTGCAGAGGTTTCTCCCATTCTGTCAGCTTGCAGAAGCAGGCAAGGTGAAGATCGTAGTTGGAGCATGGAATGATGAATGGCTTGAAACACTTGAGATGTTTAAAGGCACCCCTGAGTCTATGCGAAAGATTCACGATGATGAGGTTGATGCTACGTCAAGCGCCTTGAAGATTCTCGCCAAAGCCTACCAATCATCACCAAACGTATCCCTCGCAGGCATCTCTCTAACCAGAGAAGGCCCTATTCCCTCTTGACCAATAGCATAAGGGCCTTTATATGTCAATATATTTGTAGTAAAACATTGACAAAACAAGGTTCTTATGGTATAATATTAGTATAGGAGAAAGAAATGTTTGATTCACTATTTAAAGCAGCACTCTCTGTTGTAACTATTCCTGTATCAGTAGTAGCTGATGTAGCTACCCTTGGTGGTGCTCTTACAGATAAAGAAGATACCTATACAGGTAAAGCAGTAAGTGATCTAGTAGAAAATCTCAAAGATGCAACAAAACCAGAGTAATTAAAAGGAAAATAAAACACAATGCAAATCGACATTCTGTCAGTGTCCGTAGAGGACAAGGGTAAATACAAGATGATGGAAGTTGCCTATAAGGGCAACGATGGTAAAGTTACTAGTAAGAAGGTAATGTCTTTTGGTGCTGCCGCTGATGTATTCAAGCGGCTAACTAGTGCCAAGCAAGGAGACTCATTTGAAATCTCAAGCACCAAGAACGACAAGGGCTACTGGGACTGGGTTGGTATCCAAGACGCTACAGCAGGAACAGCAGCAAGCATGAGCGCCCCCAAATGCGCGAATGCGAGTCCTAAAAGCACCTATGAGACCGCTGAAGAACGAGCCAACCGACAGGTACTTATTGTCCGTCAATCCTCATTGTCGAACGCGGTGGAATTTCTTGCACTGAACGGTAAGAAAGTTCCCAGTGTGCAGGAAGTAGTTGAAGTTGCTTCCTTCTTTGAAGACTATGTATTCGGACGCAAAGATGCTCCTGTAGACACCTCTATAGAGTCTCTGGAGTCTGATATAATCTAACCATGCAAACAGCTACCATAGTTGAAGTTATGGGAAGAGAACTTAGAGCACTTGGTCAACGATATAGAAATGACTGGAGTGACTTTGATGGACGAACTCTTAGAAGTGAACTCGATAGTTTAGTAATGTGGAGTACACAGGCCATGTCTGGGCAAACTGAAGAAGAGTTTACTCAATTCTCTGAATAGGAAGAAGATTGGTGAAGAGCCTTATCGATGGCGACATTGTAGCTTTCAGATGTGCAGCAGCTAGCGAGGAGGCAGATGAAAATATCTGCCTTCTTCGTCTAGACAGGTTTGTACGTGAGATTCTGCATGCAACTCAAGCAGACACCTATGAGATTTATCTGTCTGGTTCTGATAACTTTAGGTACACTCTCTTCCCGGAATACAAAGCACACCGGAAAGAAGTTCAAGATCCTAAGTGGCGTCAAACATGTAAGCAATATCTCATTACAGAGTGGAATGCTAAGGTGTCTCACGGCTGTGAAGCAGATGATATCCTAGGTTACAATCAAACAGAAGATACAATCATTTGCAGTATTGACAAGGATCTTCTAATGATCCCCGGACTTCACTATAACTTTGTGAAGAACGAATGGACAGAGATTGATTACTTCGGAGGACTCAAACGTTTCTACGAGCAACTCCTTAAAGGAGACCGTAGTGATGGTATCCCCGGAGTAGCTGGCCTAGGTGAAAAGAAAGCTGCTCGACTACTTGAAGGCTGTGAAATAGAACAAGAGATGTTTGATATATGTAGGGAGCAATATAAAGATGATGCTCTTATGTATACATATGGTGCTTGTCTGTGGATCTGGAGAAAGGAAGGCGACATTTGGGATATAACCAAGTTGATTGGAAACAGCCAATTAGACTCCGAGCCGGGTCCAGAGTTATCCTCTATAATGCAGAAGGCGGAGGAGATTCGCCAGTCCATGGTGCCTACAACACAGGAGATGGAGAGTGGATTCCAGCAAGATGGTTGTTAACAGGACACTACAGGCCGGACAAAAAGAATTGTTCACTAGACATAATTAACAATGACAATTCCGAAAAAGAAACAGCCTAGCGATCCAGATTACAGATCTAAGTTTGAGCAAACTGTGGGAGAATATCTTGGACCAACAGCTATCCATGAACCAGAACGAATCCCTTTCGTACAACCGAGTAAGCAGAGATACTATATCCCTGATTTCAAGGTTGGGGAAACTACCTACATTGAGTCTAAAGGGAAGTGGGATGCCAATGATCGCCAGAAGCATGTGTGGTTACGTGAGCAACATCCCGACAAAAGGATCATCCTTGTTTTCCAAAACGCGAAGGTACGACTAAGTAAAAGAAGCAAGACGACCTACGGAGAATGGGCGACTAAAAATAATCTAGAATGGTACGACTGGAAAGATGTCGTATCTGGGGAGCTATTAAAACCTAATGCAAATCAACAAGACAATCGAAACCGAAGACGGGGCAGTAGAAATCAACGCATCACTAAGCCCGGAGCAAGTGCAGTTCCTTATCGAAGTAGGACTAAACGTAGTACTAGCAAAGGGAGCTAAACCTTTTATCAGGGCAGAAGACTACTCAATTGACCAACTACATGTTGGACCAAACACTACACAATGATGCGGATACTTTTACTTGACATTGAAACCAGCCCCAGCACTGCTTACGTATGGAAACTATTCAAAGAAACTATTCCGCTAGCCCGTCTTATTGACAGTAGTGAGGTTCTTTGTTGGTCAGCTAAATGGCTTGATGAAAAACAAGTGATGTTCGATTCGGTGTATCAATCAACACCTAAACGAATGCTTTCTAACATTCACAAGCTACTTGATGAAGCTGATGCTGTGGTTCACTACAACGGTAGGTCGTTTGATATCCCCACTCTGAACAAAGAGTTCCTTATCTATGGCTTCCCACCACCAGCACCTTATAAGCAGATTGATCTAATCAACACAGCACGAAGTCAGTTCAGGTTTACATCCAACAAACTTGATTACATCTGCCAACGATTGGGTCTAGGCCAAAAGACAGAAACATCCTTCCAACTCTGGGTTGATTGTATGAACAAAGACCAGAATGCTTGGAAGAAGATGGAAAAGTACAATCGTAACGATGTACTGATGTTGGAAGCTCTGTACAATAAACTCCTTCCTTGGATCAGGAATCATCCTAATGTGGGCCTCTATAAAAAGAAATCTCTGTGTTGTCCTCACTGTGGTAGTACTCATTTCCACAGCCGAGGTTACTCCTACACTAGTACATGTCGCTATAATCGCTTTCGCTGTACTGATTGCGGTACTTGGTTCCGGGATCGAACTAACAACATGAAGGAAGAAAGGTACAGTAATGTATGATAAAGTTCCTCCTTGTCTTCATTATACTCCTAGTGATTATGTAGAACCACCATCATGTGTAGACTCTGCCTATGAACGGCAAGCTATAGAAGCAGGCTTCCCTTTTGATCGGGGAGCTTTGTTCCCAGAGAACCAAATTGTATACGATCTTAGACACAAACGTAAAGCAGGTAGTTGAGAAGATGGTCAGTCGTTCTAACGTTGGATTCCTTAAATATGGAGTAACAACAGAACGTACTGACCTATCTCCTGAACAATGGCTTACACATCTTCAAGAAGAACTAATGGATGCTTGCATCTACATTCAAACTCTAAAAGGAAAACTAAATGCAATTGACAGCTTATCAACAACTAACTCGCAAGACCGCAATCTACCCGAAGGACAAGGCCATTTCATATCTAACTCTAGGCTTGACGAGTGAAGCTGGAGAAGTAGCAGGTAAAGTAAAGAAGATCATTCGTGATGGTGGTGTAGATGTTATCTCTACCATTGATGAAATTGGGGATGTATTCTGGTATGCTACTCGTCTGTGTGATGAGCTTGGATTTGAAGCAGAAGAAGTTCTGCGTCGAAACTGGGCCAAGCTAGAAGACCGTATGAAGCGTAATGTAATTGGTGGTAGTGGAGACCGAAGGTAATGAAATCTCTAGAGGATAAACGATAATTACCATGGCTAACAAGTATCCAATACCTCTAGCTGAGATTGTGTGGCATGATGCTGCCACTACATATGGTTGGGAACTACACGATGATGTAGATACCGAAGAGGAACTAATGATTACTATTGGATTCATCATAGCAAAAGGGAAGAGTACTATAGTTGTTGCTTCCAGCATTGACAAAGAACATCATGCTCAGAGTAACAGCCGTATCAAGATCCCCATCGCTATGATCCAATCCATTAAAGAACTAAACGTAAACTATAAGAAAGAAAAAAAGGAAGTGGAGGAGGTTAATAGTGAAATTCCCACGAATTAAATATACTGCTGGTTGGGAATATGTTCTTAAAGAAGATATTCTTGTAGAGACTGGAATACTACCAGAAAAAGTAATACACCATCAAAATGATTTTATTCTCCATAGTAACGGAGTACTACAAATCTATGAAGGTTACCCTTGGGATGGGGCTACAGGTGGGTTTGATACTAAAAATAGTATGGTAGCTAGCTTGGTTCATGATTGTTTCTGTGAAATGATGAGAACAGGTGAACTAGAATATACTAAGTATTCTGAATCAGTGCACAATCTATTGGGAGATATAGCTGAAGATCATGGAATGTCTAGCTGGAGAGCAAATGCTTGGCGATGGGTAACCAAGATGTTTCAAGGAGGTCACCCCACGCATCCAGAAGAACATCCAATTCTAGAAGCACCATAAAATGAAGACTCTTGCAGATGTGATTAATCATCTCAAGCGTATTGATGAGATCTCCTTGCTAGAGGTACTAGATATCTCTAGTGAGGATCTTGTTGACAGGTTTGTTGATAAAATAGAAGAAAAATATGACTCCCTCCGAGAAGACTTCGAACAAGAAGAAGACGAACAGGCAAGCTGACCAAGAGAAGATGCATGGTAAGAAGCGTTATCGTGTTCGTAAACAGTTGGAAAAGGACTGGGGAAAACAAGTGAAGGAGTTCCAAAAGGATGCACTATGAAAGGTTCAAAACAAGCTTCGCTAGAAACATCTTCCGACAGAAATACGCCCAAGGTCCAGAAGATACGTGGGACGCCCTCGCAGATCGTTTGGTGGAAGATGTCTGTGGAACTAGATGGGGAACAGATCGGCCTCTCATGTCTGAGGGAGATCGAAAAGAACTTGCAGAACACATTAAGAACTTCAGATTTATTCCGGGAGGGCGCTACCTTTACTACGCAGGAAGACCCTACAAAGCCTACAATAACTGTTACCTTCTCCGTGCGGAAGAAGATACCCGAGAAGAGTGGGCAAACGTAGCATGGAGAGCGATGAATTGTCTAACTACTGGAGGTGGAATTGGAATTGATTATAGTCGTCTACGCCCAGAAGGAAAGCCTCTTTCCAGAACAGGCGGTACTTCCTCCGGGCCTCTACCACTCATGTCAGCTATTAATGAAATCGGACGGAGTGTCATGCAAGGTGGTAGTCGACGTAGCGCAATTTACGCCTCTCTCAACTGGCAACACGAAGACATCCCAAAGTTCCTAGTAGCAAAGAACTGGCCTGAGTTTATCAAAGAACAGAAGGGGAAAGACTTTAACTTCCCCGGATTCCTTGACATGACTAACATCAGTGTGAACTATGATGATGCTTGGGGATTCGATCCAAACAATCCAGTATTCCTTGCTAACTGTCGTCAAGCAATGATGACTGGGGAACCGGGATTCAGTTTTAACTTTGGAGACAAGTGGAATGAGACACTTCGTAATGCTTGCACTGAGGTTACGTCAGAAGACGATAGTGACGTATGCAATCTTGGGAGCATCAATCTTGGCAATATTAAAAGTTTGGAAGAATTCCAAGGGGTGGTGTCCCTCGCTAGCAAGTTCCTTGTTTGTGGAACTCTCAGGGCCGACTTACCCTATGAGAAAGTCTATAAAGTTAGAGAGAAAAATCGCCGACTCGGCTTGGGTCTCATGGGAATACACGAGTGGCTCCTTCAACGAGGAAGTCAATACGAAGTAACACCTGAACTACACAAATGGTTGGAGGTATATAAAAATGAATCTGAAACAAGTGCTAAAGAACATTGCGATAGGCTATTTATCTCTCGGCCTGTTGCTTTCCGCGCCATTGCTCCTACAGGTAGTATTGGGATTCTTGCTGGGACTACTACAGGTATTGAGCCACTCTTTGCAGTGGCCTATAAGCGTCGTTACCTCACTGATGGCACAAAGTGGAAGTACGAGTTCGTTGTTGACAGCACTGCTGACCTTCTGATTAAGGAATATGGACTTGATCCAGACTCAATTGACACAGCCTATAAACTAAGTCATGACTACGAACAGCGAATCAAGTTCCAAGCAGACATACAAGACTATGTTGACATGTCCATCTCATCAACTATCAATCTCCCGCCTTGGGGATCGAAAGGAAATAGTGAGGGAGATGTGCAGCGTTTTGCAGCTACACTTGGAATGTATGCACCACGACTCAGGGGATTTACCTGTTACCCTGATGGTTCACGCGGTGGACAACCCCTGACGGAGGTCAGCTATGAAGAAGCAATGAAGCACAAAGGTACTGTTTTTGAAGAGCACGATGTATGCTCAATCACTGGTCATGGAGGATCTTGCGGTGTCTGATACCAAATCATTTGATAACACTAATCGTTGGACGTTGTTCCGTAACGTAGATAAGAAAAATGAAAACTCACCAGAATTCTCTGGTAAGATCAACATTGATGGAGTAGAATACCTACTTAACGGTTGGGTAAAGGAAGGACAGAATCAGAAGTTCTTCTCTGGTACTGTTCGACCTAAGCCAGTAGCTGTTACATCTACTACTACTGAACTGGAGGACGTTCCTTTCTAATGATTCTTCTTCAACTAATAAGCGGAGTGATGGTTGGAATGGAATTCCAATTTGAACAGAAACTCCTAGTGTTCGATCTGTTAATCTTCCGAGTAGTGATCTTCTATGGAGACATAGAAAAGCCCGGCTAAACCGGGCTGTTCTTGTGTGGATGTTAAAGAGCGAAAAAAATAAAACTAGGCCGTCACAATATCCACATACTTAGATAGGTCATTAACTCGATTCAGCCAGCCCTTGATATATTTATTGAGGGCTGGTTTTTTTTCAACTAGAATTTTGTAATACTGGATTCGACGTTGAATCATCCATCGTTCACTTCTTAGGTTTGGTTCCTTTTCCTTTGCCTTTGCAAGCTCGTCCAGCCATGATTTAGTTCTCCCTACTCCACAGTTAACTGCTGAATCAAAGACAACTATACCTAGCTTGTCCTCCATCTTATCACAACCAGCCTTAAGCCAGTAGTCTTTAAAGTAAATACGTTCTGCTTCCTGTCTAGTCAGACTCTTTATATCTACATCAGGATAAGATCGTTTACTGATCCCATACTTAGTCTCACCACCGGGATCTACAGGATCGTTGGTATACTTCTCACCTCCCTCCCACTTAAGGGAAAAAGTAAGCGAGAGGTTAAAGGTATTGTTCATAATTTCCACTCAGCTTCCAAAGCTTCTTGCAAACTTAATCTAGCTTCATCCATAGATTTAAATCCATCAGTAAATTCCATAGGTTTCCCCGGATTATATCTACTCCATGTGTTAGTATTCGGATTTAAAGCTAACGATCCATTATGATTAGGAATTAATCCACGATTAATCATCTTGAGTTCAAACTCATTAGGATTAGTCCAACCATGTGGTCTCATATCTTTCCAAGCTTTCATCTCTTTCTTAGCTTGAGGAGAGAAAGCATCTATGAGGTCTCTTTGACTTTGTGGAGGAAGTCCAGTGTTAAAATCTTTCTTAGGGTTTGGACGAGCTAAGTTATCTTTAGCTGTCTTATAAGCTAGCTCATCCTGAAGAAGCCGGGTTTTCATATAATCAGGATGATAATCACTCCAGGAACCTCCATATCGATTAGAGTATCCAGTTGCTCTGTCCTCAGCATGTGCAGACACATCATCAAGATACTCTTTAAGAGAATTGTATTTGTATTTAGGAGCAGCTTCAGCAACAACTTCTTTTACCACTGCTCTTTCCTCTGGTGCAAACTTACGTAACAGCTTTGCCGTAACACCAGCGCCGACTGTTGAACCAGCAGCAAGGCCAGCACTCTTCTTCATGAACTCTCGTCTGGATAGATCAGTACCTCCTTCTACTGCATCTTGTAGTCCTTTACGCAGTACGAAGTTACCCATAGTTCCCATAGGTACTGGGTTAAAGAAACCCATAGATCGTTCATCAGGGTTCTTACGCCACTCATTCCTGTTCTCATCAGCAGTCATCTCAGCATAGTCAGAAGGATTAGATACAGCATCCTTTAATCTACGCTTGAGCTTGTCTCCAAATCCAAAGATACTACCTAGTACAGATCCCATCACCGATTCTCCTGCATCTGTCTAAACTTGTTAAGCCTGTTAACTCCATGAGGATGAGTAGCACCCTTAGCAAACTTCAACTGTAACTGCTGTTCAAGAGTCATGTTAGAAGCAGTAGCATGTCCTTGGATGTACTTGGTAATCTCTTCAGCAGCAGCAGGGTTATACTTGAGAGCTTCCTTTACAAGCTTAGCGAACTTCTCACGGTCACCATCATCATAAGCTGACATAGCCTTTTCAATCTTCTTCTTGGTAGATACCTTCCAAGCCTGTTCTGACATCTTATCAAGTTGATTGATTTGCTTTGTAAGGAACTCATCTTGAGAGGTAATACCCAGAGCAGCAGCAAGCTTCCACTCGTTCTTACTTCTCTTGTAGTGTGCCGGGGATACATCATGGATCTGATTAGGATCTATTGTGTATCCCTTTTCATTGGTGAGTCCAAGGTAATCAACTCCATATTTCAAGTTACCCGGAACCATCTCACGAGCTAGCACAGCTCCCTCTTGTTTAGCAAATCCACTCTTAACCCAGTCACTTCCCTTCTCAATCTTGTTGGTGTAGAAAGAAAGAAGTGGGTAGATAAAAGAAACTAGATCATCGGGAACTACGTTATCCTGTGCAAACTTACGGTGCATGGATGTATCAGGACCACCAAACGGAGTAAGTCCTTTAGACAGTGGACCAAAAGAAACCATACTAGAAACGTTAGAAAGCATGTACTCTCTAGGAGTTGGAATATCATAGCCCTTAGACTTCAACCAAGTAGCTCCGAATTCAGCTTCATCACCTAGAGGCATACCGAACATACCAGTAGTGAACCAAGAAGTAAGGGCAAGAGCAGCAAGAGCACCATACATCTTCTTATTGGTGAACGTGAACCATTGGTTAAGGTTATTAAGCTTGAAGGTTGACACAGTACTGGCTAGCTTACCCAGCTCTCCCATACGTTGGAACATCATAGCTCGTTCTTGGGATGAGTAGTCTACGAACAGAACTGAAGTATCTTTGTCTGCCTTAATAGCTGCTTCCTTTAGACTCATACCAGCACTCTTATAGTAGTGAGCCATAGTCATGGCGAACGTACCGCGAGTCCAAGCTTCTGGCTTTTCAATGGACAACTTACCAATCAAACCAGAAGTAACCTCAGCTCCTTTAAAGGCACCATTGACTGACTCCCACACAGCTTTCTGTACAGGATTCATTCCAGTAGTAGACACGATCTTACGATGGATGGTATGTTCTACAAGGTGTGGGTCCATAACACCATTCTCAGTGAAGTACTTAAAGAAGTACCTACCTTCAGTAGTCATGTTCTCGAACTTACCATTGATACCGTTAACTAGATCCCAACCTCCCATCATTGCAGAACCACGTTTACTACCGCTAATTCCTTCACCCATTGCTCTAGCAAACCCAATAGAAAGCGCCTGTGGAACCTGTACGAACTGAGTCAATACGAAACCACCAGAGATACCTAGAGTACCTGTAAGGGCTGTATTACGGGCGATAGCAGACATCTCCTTGAATGCAGATGGGGAGATACCAAGAATCCTAGCTGACAGATCTAGAGCATCATCAAATACCTTTACCTTGTCTTCAGTTCTACCAAAGGCGTGATCTAGATATTCGTTGACATACCTCTTGGATTCTGGTAGAGCAATGTCTGGATTAGTAAGAATACTATCCATATCACGCTTGATCTTTTGCTCTGCTAGCCAATGATAACCGTGGTCAATGATACCAAGCTGTGCTTCTAGAAGATCACGAGCATTGGATAGAGCATCACCCCAAGGACGATTACCTTCACTACCGAATACACCTGTCTTTGGTTTGAAGTGCTGCTTGTACCCCATGTAATTCTCTTGGACTTTGGCATAGTAATCTGACAAGTGATTTTGTAGTTGCTTGGCAGCGGCGTCTTGGTTCTTAAGGATCTCAAGAACCTCACTAGCTTTACCATACCTAGCACCAAGAGACCCCGGACCTTCATCATACTTAGGGTTGTAAGTTGCCAAGTCAAACGTAGCATCAGACATGTTGGCTTTTACATAGTCAATAGCAGCAGTTGCCTCTGCTTTGGTTTTACCAGCAACAACACCAATAACTTTACCAGAAGCATCCTTTACAACAGAACGGTATGGTCCAGAGAACACACCAGCAAGGTAATTAGGTCTCCATTGGAATCCTTCTACACCTTGACTACGCAACTCTTCTTGAATCTTCAAACCAAGATCATCTAGGGATTTACGAAGTGTATCTGCGAACTTCTTAGACATAGGATTAATGTTAGGAAGTACATTCTGTCCCTCCGACTTCAGCATTGAATACATAGCCTCAACGAACAGCTTTGAACTCTCACCCTTTGTCTTGAACTGTTTAACTAGAGAACCAGTTAGCTTGTTAGCTTCACCTTTAATCTCATTCTGGATTCGTTTTACTACTACTTGAGCACGGCGAGTCTCTCCTAGAATGTTCTCTACATTCCAGTCAATAAAAGAGTTACCAGTACGGGCGGCAGTCATCCTTCCACCAGAGGAAAGGTTCTCACGAAGAGCACGAGCAGATGGAGAATCAGAGATATCAGTCTCAGTCTTCCAACGTTCCATCATTGTCTCTAGAGGTTGTAGTTCAGGACTAATGGTTTCCTTTAGGCCGGGGATCTTGGATACAGCAGCTTGCTCAGGAGTTACATCCTTGATCTCTTTACCGTAGTACTTATTGTACAGTTCCTTAGCTACTGGATCATCAATGGTCCTGTTAATCTTCTCAGCAAACTCCTTAAAGGAAGGAGCTTTACTCATTAGTTTCTTAGCAGAGTCTACAACGAATTCAGAGAATCCGAAGTTAACAGCACCACCTTGTTTCTTACCAACACCAGTTCCTTTACTTCTCCTATTGATAACCAATCCTATTCAACTGAGTGGTCTGGTCCCACTACTGTAGACACTAAAGTAGAGAACTGGGGTTCTGGTGAATCAGCAGGTTCTAATATAAA